TATCATGGGATATATTCCAGGAGTGTTTAGCTAGACTTACAGATAGGGATGGGGTTTTTCTGTTGACGTTTACGAGCCTTAGTGGTTTCACACGGCTTGTGAATTTCCTTTATGAGAATCCAAATAAGGAGATAATATACACAAAGACACTTAGTATGTTAGACAATCCATTTATTGATGAGGCCGCAAAAGAAAATTATAAGGCGACTGTGGATGATGATGAGATAGACTCTCGTATATACGGTAAGCCGCACCTAAAAGAGGGACTTATCTATAAAGAGTTTTCGAAGAGTTTACATGTTATTGAGCCTTTTGACCATGTTAAGCTAGCGCTAAATAACCCCAAAAGGTTTATCCTAACTGAAGGAATCGACCCGCACGAGAGGACCCCCCATTATTGGATCCGTTTCTTATATGATAAGCAAGAAAACATATTATATGTGTGCGATGAGCTAAAAGCACCTAAAGAGAGCATGATAATCGCCGACTTTGCCAGGCTCATAAGGATTAAGCGTGGCATCACAAAAGGGGGTATGATTGAACCTGCTTGGTGTCAAATTGATACGAGTGCGATGAAGCCGAGTGTTATATCTTATAAAGCTCGCGATGAAGAGCAGGATGAGACGCAAACCATAAGGTTAGAATTCTTCAGAAACGGTATCAGCACAATATTGTGCTCAAAGGACAATGCAATAGGCCTCAATGAGGTCAAGAAGCGATTAAAAGTGGTTAAGACAAATACAGGTGAGATTAAGCGTAAGCCACAACTCTATGTGTTCAATACATGCCCCGGCGTTCTATGGGAGTTCAGCCGTTATTCCTGGGACAGTTATAGTAGTGCCAGGATATCGGAAAAGAGTGAACTACTTAACAGGGTCCGAAAAAAAGACGACCATTATATGGACGTCATTAAATATGAATCTATAAAGCTTAAACCTATTGTCGATAGTCCTTTGCAAGAGACAACCACTGAATATGTAGAGAGTTATCCCGGTATGGGATATTAATGCTATTTCATATGGTTTTTTCGCTAAAAAAGCCTAAAAGTAGATAGTTTTAATGAAAAACCATTGTTTGTATCGAGTTTTTATGATATGTTAAAAAGAGGCGCTATGTCTCAGGATTTGATAGGAGGCAACCAAATGGCAACAGAAAAAGGGTATGGGGAAGAATGGGCTAAGAGGGTTTATGATGAGAATACTGCGGTAGATCATTTTCTGGCGTTGAAGTCAAATTATGAAAACCAAAGGCAGCCATGGGAATCTAAGTGGAAGCAGGCATTAGCAGCCTACCACTTGACTGATGATTTAGAGCAGGTGTATACGGGGAAGGCTAATGTTAAAGTGCCAATCATGAAGTGGAAAGTGAACGGTGTCGTCGCTCGAATTAATCGCATCCTTTTCAATATAGACCCTATAGGCAGATTAGATGATAAGAAATTAAAGCCAGTCGACAATACCATCGTCGATCTTTGGAACAAGTACATCTTTGAATCTCAATTAGAGGCCATAGAGTTTAAGCAAGCGTTTAAGCAGTTTAATAAATCAAAAACAATCGAAGGTACCGCAGTTGCAGAGATCACACAGGAATATGAAGAGAAGAAGTTTACTTTTTTTGAGGACGAGGAGCCGGAAAAGGTTGTTGTTAAAGATAACACTTACTTTCGTAACCTTCTACTTACTGAGTTCTATAGCGATGTCAATTTTCAAGATATTAATAAAAGTCAGGCCTGTATAAAGACTTCATCGGTTTCTATGGAATTCCTTTACGAAAACCGAACTAGAACGATACAGGAAGAAGTTGAGGACGAGTATGGAAACATTGAGATTGTTAATAAGGAGGTCGGTTTTTATAAGAATTTAAATTTATTAGCCTCAGATGGAGGAGGTTCTAATATCACAGAGGAGCAAGAGACTTACATAGAGTTTCTTGGGTTAAACAAAGGGGCTACAAAGAGCTTCAAGGACTCGTTAAAGAAAACAAAAAAGACTGGGTTTGTCCAGATTGATGAGTGCTACGGTCTTTACGATTTAGGTAACGGTCTAGAAGAGGTTAAAGCGACTATCGCCAATGGTAGAATTTGTATTGAGTTGATTCCGACCCCTTTTAAACATAAGAGGTATGTAAGGCCTTTTATTGTTGGTCGTTCTGAGCCTATCGCCAATTGTTTGTATGGTACATCGTTCGTGATTTCAGGTAGGCAGTTATTAATGGAGTTGAATGCGTGTAGAGCTCAGGCACTTGACGCAAAGACCCGTGCAATTAGCCATATGTATACAGTTGATGAAACTAAGAATGTTAGGTGGGATGGTCAGTGGAGGCCTGGCGGGATTGTTTATAGTCAGGGCGGTAACGCAATACAGCCTCTTATAAATCCTAACCTATCAAATGTATCTATAAACGATAGTGAGTTCATCATGAGGGACTTAGATCAGTTATCGAGCTTAAGTCCGGTTCAAGAAGGGACTACGGACAGTCGGTTAATTCCCAAGACTGCCAGGGCAACACTTTCGATCATATCCCAGAACGATATGCCGCTTAACGATCTGATCGACAACTCAATCGAAGGCGAGTTAAAGCCATTCCTTGAGATGCTTTATGAGCGGAACTTAGTGTATAAAGATGTCTCTGACTTGCTAGAGGTCTGGGATGTAAAGAACCTTGAGAAGGCTGGTTTAGGTGAAGACACCCATATGAAAGAATTCATGTTCGATTTCGATATAAAAATACTAGGAAATCTAGAGTTATCTAATGAGGTGGCCCACCAACAAGGATGGAACCAATTTATTAACTGGGCCATGAAGGTTCCTCCGGTTGCAAAGCACTTGGACTGGCAGGCTGTAGCTCAAAAACAGTTAGCGGCTTTCGGCGTTAAGGATGTGGCAGAGGGTATCTGGATTGACGACCAAGTAATGATGGAGGTTGACCAAGAACAAGCTCAAGCAGAGCAACAGCAAGTGCAGCAGGTTGAACAACAGCGCCAAAATCTACGTCAAGAGGGTCGCCAAGATGCTGAGTTCGGAACGGCTCTGAGGACCGAGGCCAAGATAGTTGAGATGCAGAGTGAGGCTATGATTGAGCGAGCCACGGGACAGAAAGTACAATAAAAAAGGGGATATATGGATAAAAAAGATTATATTCTGATAAAAGATATTAACAAAGCTCTAGACGAGCTTAAAAGTTACAAGGATTCAGAACTGGATCGAGCAGTGAGTGATGATAATCTTGACGATCATAAGATACGCAGGATTTGTAGTCAGCGCGTAATGATTGAGCGGATAAGGCTCACATTAAATAGAGACACATAAAAAAAGATACATAAAAAAGGAGAGAATAGATGGAAGAAGTTGTTGTTATTAACCCACCAAGAGTAATCCCTGATGAATTATCTACGGAAAAGGCGCCTGTATACAAGAAGCCTGTAGCTAAAAAACGAGCTACAAAATCGACAAAGAAGAGAGCTTCTTATAAATTCGACGTTAAGAAATATATGGTCACAGAAACGTACCCAGAAACCATTCCAGTTAGGCAAATAAATGCTAGGGGTCAGATGGTGGTTGAGAATACGCCTACTAGTCGATTCTTGGAGCGAGAAATACTATCAGATGATTTCATAAAAGAAGTCTCAGGCGGTACTAGGAATAATAAAAAGGCGTTACACCATGCAAAGTGTGCTTTTAGAGCTCTAGAGTTCTTCGATGTATCTTTGGAGCATCTAACCAAATCTTATGAAACTCTTTCAGGGAAGCGTATAGATGGATATTGGGCGACAGATCTAATAGATAGATTCGGCTTTTCAGACGGGGAGCAAATGAGTAGAGACATGTTGAGACGAAAGTATAACAAATCGTCTCGTAGCGTAGATGTGGCGCAAGAGAAGCTCTATGATATAATAAATACGGTGGATGTATCAAAAGCTTATGTTGGACTTATAAAAGACATCAAGGACGAGTTTGTTCGCGATTTACGTGACAAGGCCGTCTATGGTGAGTCGGAATAAAGGGGTCCTTCATGAGCGATAAAAATATAGCAACTATGGATTTAGATGAGATGTCCTTGGACGATTTGGACAGTTTATTATCAGAGTCGGAGGGTAAACCTAAGCCTAAACCTGAGACTGATATAAAAGCTGAACCCAACACAGAGGTCGATAAGGAAGTTGATTCGGTCGATAGTTCCACTGTAGAAGAAGACTCTAAACCAGAAACCGAAGAAGAGGAACCTAAGGGTAAACCTGAAGAAGAAGATAAGGTTGATGAAGAGGATTCTGTCGAGCCTCAGTATAGGGGTAAGAGCAAAGATGACATTCTTGAGATGCAACGTAACGCTAATCGTAAAATCTCTCAGCAAAACAACGAAATCTATCATTTAAAGAAGCGAATGGAAGAGATATCTAAAAGCCAAGAAAAAAGGGTTGAAGAAAAAGTTAAGGACCCTTTGGATGAGATAAGAGAACGTTATGCTGAAGAAGATTTGAACGCGATAGAAACACTTGTTAATCGAGCGATGTCAAAGAAAGATGCTGCTATACAGGAAAAGAGGCTCAAAGAAAAGGAAGCCATCATGAAAGAGCACGATGATCTCTGGGAAAATTTTAAGCTATTCAATCCAGCCCTACATGAGAAAGTTGGGCCAGAGGCAATACGCCTCATGAAGGCGGACGAATCTTCTACATATCAACGTAAAGGATGGCTGAGGGAGTTCATCGCTGAAAGTTCAAAAAAGGGAGCCGCTGAGGTCAAACCCGTTCAAAAGTCTGTTGTAAAAAAGCGGACACCCACAATAAGTGGTGGCGGCGGTGCAGGAAGCTCTGGGAAAATCAATAAGAGTGTAGAGGATATGTCTCCGGATGAATTTCTACAACATTCTCTTTCTAAGGGTATTAAAATTTGAACTAAGGAGTAAAAAAAAATGGCGGACCAACAATCAGATCATGCAGCGATAACCGCTGTGGTGGGGACATTTTATAGCAAGAAGATTCTACAAGACTTTGAGGCATCTACAGTTTTCTATGAGGCCGCGCCCGTAAAAGAACCAATCCCAGTTGCTGGTGGAAAGACAATCAATTTTGACCGCTATAAAAAAGTTGATGCTTTATATAAAGACGATACAGACGAATTTACAGCGCAGCAGCTATTTTTGAGCGCCCAGAGCGTCACAGCCACCCTCCATGAGAGGGACGGGTATATACAGCTATCACGATATACTGTGTTGACTGCACGTGGCCGAGCGTTAGACAGAGCCGCAGAGAAGATTAAATTTGCAGCCGCTAAAACATTAGACAAGCTTTGCAGAAACGATATCGGGGTTGCCATTGCAGATAAGGCCGTTTATTCCGCTAACATGTTTGATAATATGAACATAGATGGCGGAACGTTGAATCACTCTGGTATAACTGTTAGGTTCTGGACACACAGAAGCGACGGCTTTCCAATGTATCACAACAAGACTCGTGTAGGTCAGTCTGCGCTTGTAACTTCTCTTGCCGCAAGTGGAATGACTGTGAAAACTATCCAGCATGGCGTTAGAGTATTAGCAGGTAACGACGTACCGCCATTATCAGACGGTAATTTCCGCTTGATATGTCACCCTGATGTTGCATACCAAGTAACTACATCCGCCGGGTTCAAGGGATGGACATCGCCCACATCTAGCGAAGCAATGAAAACTAGCCCGATACGACGTGATATCGTTGCAGGTGCAAGTATTCAGACTTCTACATTGGGATTGAAATTCCCAATTAGTGGTGATACATTGTCTACCTCTTCAGGTAACGTGTATGGTAGCTTACTGTTCGGTGATGAGGCTTACGGATGTTCAGAGGTTTCAGGTGAGGGCGGAGCCAAGGGATTCCAGTTCTTCCTTAAACAGTCTGGGCCTACAACGGTTAGTGACCCGACCAATAAGAAGAAACAAGCCGCTTTCAGTATTACGGCAGTAGCAAAAGTGCTTAACAAATCTGCTGGTATCTGGATCTGGACGACAGGGACATAAATAGCTTTTTTGGTTGTTAAATATCGCCAAAAATGCTATATTGATTGTCACCAGGGAAACTAAAAAGGTCTAGCCGGGTCTGATTAGTTTCCCTGGTACTCTTGAGGTAAGGCGCTTACTTTCCCCTACGTGTCCTTACCTCAATTGGAATAGGCTTGAGAAAAAAAGAGGCGGTATATGAAAAAGACAAAAATAGTTAGGATAACCAAAGAAGAGAGAGATGAATTAACTAAACAGTGGAACCTTCAGAAAGACCCCGATATCACATTAGAAGAGTTGCTAGAAAGCAACGATAATCAAACCTTAAATATATTAAGGCAGATCAAAAATGTTGTTGAATGGGATGATATTGAAGATATGGTTAATTATGTTGGCCTTATAAAGAAGAGTTCTGAGGCTAAGGAGTATTTAGAGTTAGATAATGACGATTACAAGCTCGTTATGGATGTGTTTAGTAGGGCGGCCAAGTCAAAAAAGATTGCTGGATTTGGGATGGAGAAATTGATTCAGGTCTATGAGCAATTCAAAGGGGCAAAATGAAGTTTAATATAGTTATCCCTTTTTATAAAAATTACGATACGATTGAAGCGCTATTACTTTCGATAGCAGACCAAGACCATAAAGACTATGATGTCACCGTTGTCATAGACGGGCACGATAAAAAAGCAGAAGAGTTACTTATGTCCTTTACTAATGAGTATTCATTTACTCTTGAGCTAATAAAGGAGAATTCGGGTGCATCGGCGGCAAGGAATCTAGGCGCATCTATTTCAAGAGATTCAGACGAGAGCAACGAGTCCATATTATTCTTTATAGATGCAGATTGTAAGTTGATGCCTGGTATATTGCATGAATTTAATACTAGGTTCGAATTAGATTCATCAATAGATTTCTGTTATGGGAATTATAGGTTTGAAATAGATAAGCCGGCATTTATTAGTCAGGAATTTGACCCTTTTCTATTAGAGACGATGAACTATATCCCAACAATGAGCCCTATTAAGAGGAAGGCTTTTGAATCTGTAGGCGGATTTGATAACCGTAAATATTTTCAAGATTGGGGCTTGTTTTATAAGTTAGCAAAAAAGGGATATAAGGGTAGTTACCTTGGTGATAAATATTTTGTTTGTTCGACAAAGAGCCCGACAGAGGAAAGTATTTCAGGATCACAGGGGTTAACGTTATCAATAAAGTGTGCTGAATTTAGAAAGTATTATGGGATAGAGGATAAGAACATGGTTACCTCGACTTGGGGAGCGCCTTTACAGGCAATACAGAGGGCAAAAATGCTTGGTACGGACTACGTTGGGATGGGAAATGGTAGTAGTAGAATGATGTTCCCTTCAAACTATAATTTTCCAGGATGGAAGCACACGTATATGGTTGGGTGTTATAATGAATCTATAGATGCTTTGTCCAATCATATGACAAGTATTGTGGGTAGACCTATATATCATTTCATTGGCTCTGACGTTTTCACGATGTATAACAACCACTCTATTTCGCTATTAAAGCATATGAAGAAGATGTTCGATGTCCAAGACGCGATACTATTAACCAATAGTTCTCGATGTAAAGCAGAGATGAAGGAATGCGGGCTTGATACCGAGCTCGTGTTTACCCCTATCTATCAAATAGAGAAATATATAGGGAGTGCTTTACCAAAGACATTCACCGTCGGGGTTTATATTTCTGATTCAAATAAGGCCCATAAGTTAGACGGCGCTGGTGGTTTAAGTAATATACCCTTAATCATGGAGGTTGCAAAAGCTTTACCTCACATTAATTTTAAATTCTTTGGTATCGATAAGATGTACGATGAAAAAGATAACATAGAGTTCTGTGGACGAATACCAGAAGACAAGATGGTTAAATTCATAAATGAATGTAGTATGGTTGTCAGAGCAACGGTTCATGATGGTTTCCCTCAGCTACCTATTCAGTTCATGTTATGTGGTCGTCAGGCGTTAGTTAGTTGCCCAGACGAAGAAATGAAGTTCGCTGATAAGTTAAGTTTTGAAGATGTGGAGAAATGGGAGGACAATAAATCAGAACTCATTACAAAGATATGCGAGTGTAAAGCTAAAGAACATAGTGACTTGAGTGAGAAGGCACATGAGTATTATTCAGAATTAATGTCTGTCGATGTCTTTAAGGAAAAAATAGAGGGTCTAATTAAATGATGAAGATAAGTTATGTATTGCCAGTTTTTAATAGTCAAAACACAATAAACCAGTGCTTAAAATCAATTCTCTCTCAAGAGATATCGCCTTATGAAATAATAGTTATTAACGATGCGTCAACAGATTTCACAAGAGATATTTTAAAACATCACGAGGAAGCGTTATCTAAGAGCAACGGATTTACAACCTATAATAAAGATGGAAAGACAAGGTCACAGAGATGCATTATAGATAACTTTGCCCGTAAAGGTGCCGCATATTGTCGAAATATCGGGAACCTCATGGCTACAGGGGAAATCATAGCGGTCTGTGATGCAGATATATATGATTCAAAGCGAAGTAGTGCTATAAGTGAGTTCTTTGAAAAGAACCCAGATAAAAGTATTTTTTATTCAGGACTAGACTTGAAGGATGCTGATAAGCCTTGGGAGCGTGATTATATGGGTGCGTTCGAATGGGATTTTAATTCTAAGTGCCCTATCTCTCATCCAACTATTGCTTATCGAAAGTCGGTTGCAAATGAAATTAAGTATCATGAAGACTCAATCGAGACAGACTTGTACGAATTTTTTCTTTTAGATGCCCATAAAAAAGGGTACTTGTTTGGAGGCTGCCAAGACCCGTTAATGGAGAAAATAGAGGGTAACACTAACCGAAATAAGGAGGAAGCAAAGAAACTTAAGCAGAAAAAGTATGAAGACTATGGAATTAAGGTAGCTTTATGATAAATAAAGATTCTAAGGTCCTTGTCATAGGGGGGCACGGGTTCATTGGTTCATGGTTATGCAAAAGGTTGTTGAAGATGGGTGTTACGGACCTTGATATCTATGATATTGGTGAGCCTACGGGAAACCCTTCTGAAGAAGTTATAAGGAAGAGAAAGGAGGGATTACCGGAGTCGTTACCCTTGGAATGGCTAGGCGGTTTTGAAAGAGGCGTATGGCGTGGTGGTTATAGTCATAATAGTTATAATTATGTTTTTCATTTAGGTTCATATGCGGGGATTAGGGGTAATAGAGATCCTCTTGATTATATTAAAAACAACGTAAATGAGTTAAAGAAGCATCTTAGGAATATACGTGCAGATAATCATGAAAATTACATGAGTTATATATATGTTAGCTCTTCCTCTGTTCTAGGAGATGTTGAAACCCCTTATTCATTATCCAAAAAAATGGCCGAACAAAGTATTTTAGACTTTCACGAAGAACAAGATAGGTTCCCAGAGTATCTCTCTTGGCTAAGAGGTGCCCATATTAGTATAGTAAGGCCCTTTACAGTTTATGGGGAGCTTGGAAGGCCAGATATGTTTATAAGTAAATTGATATCTGGTAAAAAAATAATGGTTAATGGAAATCCCGCTAATATAAGAAGAAGGTTTACTTATGTTGAGGACTTGATAGATATACTTATATCGACGGCCGATAGGGGTTATGCCTCCATTGTAAATGCATTAGGAAAGCATGAGTATAGCCTTGAGTATTTACTAAAGTTGTTTGGAAATGAGTACGAAGTTATAGACGAGGACCCCAGAGATTTTAAAGAGCAAGATTTGAATAGTAGTGGTGAAAATGTATTTTGCCAGACAAAGATAGAGGATGTTTTAGATAAGTTAAGAGGGGATGAGACATGAGGTTCAAAAGTAAAGACGAGGCCCAGGCTTCGCATATAGATAATTATAGGTCAGACGGTGTTCTAAAGCAGTATGGGAACCCGTACCAGAGTCATTATAATAGGATTCGTTATTTTGTTGACCAGGTGCCAGAGTCATCGAAGGTATTAGATGTGGGTTGTAACGGCGGTTCTTTAGGTGTCCATTTATTAAGTAAAGATTGTCACGTTAATGGTATTGATTTAGTCGATACTTTAGTAGAGAAAGCAAAGAGGAGAGGTATATATGCGGAGCAGGGCGAGGCGGAGGATTTATCTAGGTATAAGTCTGATTTTTTTGATGTTGTTATGTGTGGGGAAGTCCTTGAACACCTTTATGACCCGTTTCCAGCGGTTAAGGAAGCGTATAGGGTGTTAAAACCCGGCGGAAAGTATATCATCACTGTCCCTCATCCATCTTCTTTTATGTGTGAGGAGAAGCTTGGTGATTACCATCACCAGAACTTTACATTAGAGATACTTAATACGTTAATCTATAGCTGTTTCAAGAAGGACAAGGCAACTATTGTCGAGATACCTTATATCGATCATTTTTGTATTAGTGAGGGCATCAAACCTATAGGCCTTGACTCAGAGAATAATCATATATTTCCGCCCCAATGGGTTGGTATTACAGCGGTAAAGGAAAAAGAATGATAAAAATATTATATGTGAACACACTAAATCTTGGTGTGGCCTATTGGCGAATCGAGAATTATGCGGAACAAATGGTCAGGATGAAGGCTTCGGCTACTGTTAATGTTGAATACTTTGAGGATATCTTGCCTCTTCATGTATCGTGGCCAAGTATGTGCGTGGGTTATGGCGAAATAAGCGATAAAATTCAAAGAAAGTTAAGGAGTGCGTTCAAATTCTTTGATATTATCATTTTTCAGCGATTTCATAGCTTGGCGGCTATTGCTCTTATAGAAGAGTTTAAACGAGAGTTCCCAAAAGTAAAAACGGTCGCTGAGATCGATGACAGTTTAGGGGAGGTCAGTCCTAGCTCTCCTTATACTTGGACTGACCAACATAGATGGAGTGCAGAGCATTTGTATCGTTCGGATGCTGTTATATGTAGCACAGAGTATTTAGCTAAATCTATTCGCCCAGTTTTAACGTCGGGTACGCCTCTTCATGTCGGTGAAAAGCCTCTTCATATTGCACCTAACTGTATCAATAGAGGTACATGGAAAGTGGATAAGAAGAAACTTAGCCACGACGGTATTAGAATTGGTTATGTGGGCGGGGGTGCGCATGACGATGATTTAAGAATTTCTTATAGGGCACTTCTCCCGCTCTTAGATAACAATATTCATGTTAAATTTATTATTAGGTATGGTGGATACCGCCCTTCTTTTCTAAAGAAGCACCCTCAAATTGATTTTAAATCTGTTAACTGGAACATGACGGAATATCCTCAGCAATTATATGATATGGACCTCGATTTAGCCTTAGCGCCGTTATGCGATAGTGAATTCAACAGATGCAAAAGCAATTTGAAGTGGATCGAGTGGAGTAGTCTTGATGTTCCTTTGCTTGCAAGTGATGTTGAGCCTTACAGAAAAACAAAAGGCGGTATTTGGTTGGTCGATAATTCGATCAAGAGTTGGAGGAATGCTTTCACTGAATTTATATCTGACAACGATTTGGGGATAGGAGGCGGCCTAAAATCTCATTTAGAGACTAAAAGCCAGCCTAATAAATCGAAGATGAAGTTAAGTAAACAGTGTATAACATACTATAGTCTTCATACTGAGACCCGAAAACTTTTGTATTTTCTTAAAAGTCTGTTATAATAGTATGGACGTATCTATATTTATATATAAGAGCCTAACTTAAAACCTTTTTAGGAGAGCCAGCTTGTTTGTAGCTGGCTTTTTGTATTTTATAAGTGAGAAAAAATGGCAATAGACATTTATGATGAACCCAAACAAAAAATATTCAGTGCTTATGACACGTCTTTTGTTAGTGGTGATTCTCCGGTAACTTTAGATGTCGTTGGAACATTGTTAAGGAACGGAATAGATGGGTATATAGACAATTACGGGGCAGGGGACTTGTATTATCAAATTAGCTTTGATGGAACAAATTATGGAAGTGCAATCTATTTACCGACGACGGACACAGATTCGTTGCGGGGATTGAGTATTGCAAAGCTAAAAATAACGCACGTAGCAGACACAAAATATAGGGTTAGAATTGTATAATAAGGAGGGTAAGTAAAAATGGGTAGTGAGTTATCTACAATTAGAAGTTTATTAGAAAATCAAATAGACTCTGGGGAGACATCAGCCTCTAGCGACCCTTCTTCGGCAATATTAAATACTTATATTAACCAAGGTATCAGAAAAATTGTCCGGAAGGATAGGCCTCATGAATTATATTCAGCAACTGTTAGTGCAGTTAATATTAATGCTGGTTCAAATACTGTTTCTATTCCTTCTGGCATTTTTGTTCCTGAGCTGGTTTATTATCAGTATTCTTCAGGCAGTATTTTTGAGTTAAGGCAAAAACCTCTGAAGAGAATGATAGAATTAGAATCTTCTAATAATTTCTTCGATACATCTAATACAGGTAACCCTAGTTATTATGATGTTAGAGGAACCTCTTTAATCTTTAATAAGTATTTTGATAGGACAGCAACAGGAGCGATAAAGATTTATGGTATCGGTCCACCATCAACACTTTCAGACGATGATGATGCAACTGAATTGCCCGTTGATTATGACCTATTAATTGTATATGAGGCAGCTGTTCTTTTTTATCAAAAGGATGATGACTTACAGAACCAACAAAAATTCGAGGCGCTTGCATTTAGAGAGAGAGCCGATTTACGAACGTTTTTAAGGACAAATACAACGGATGTGGTGGAATTAGACCCTCATATTTTTGGTGGTAGCTATGGATCACCAAAATCTGATGCGGGCGTGTTTTTTGGGAGCTAGATTATGAGTAGTTTTGCCTCTGTAACAATCGATAAATTCATTGGTATGAATACTAGCAGAGATGAGCTTTCTTTAATTCCTGGCCAACTATCTAAAAATAACAATTACCTTTATATGGCTAGTGGTGGGTTACGTGAACGGGGCGGTGGGGCAAGGCTGGGCAGCGCTCCAAGCGCTGGAAATCAAATATACTCCTTATCTAATTATAGAAATTCGTCCGGATCAGAGTTCTTGATTTGTAACCAAGGTACAGACGCCTATTATTATAATAGTGGCTGGCAAGCCCTATCATTAACATTGACTAGTAATAAGAAGATTCGATGGGCACAGGCTGGTAAAGGGGCTAGCACTGCTCTCTATGGTGTAAATGCCAATCAAGGGGTGATAAAAATAAGCGGGACAACCCCTAGCGCGGCCTTGGTATCGAATAGCCCCACTTCTTGTTTTCAGATAGTTAAGCATAAGAATAGACTTTTTGCGATTGATAAAACAACTATATACTTCACTGAAGTTTTAGATTTCGATACCTGGAACACAGCGAATAATACAATTGATATTGCCCCAGGAGTTGATGGGGATGTTACCGGAATAGAGATATGGGGCGATGCGCTTTTCATTGCGAAAGAGTACGGTTGGTATGTAATCCCAAACGCAGCGGACCCGGTCCCTAAAATCAATTGGGCTGTTCTTAGAGCAGATGCAGCAACGGGCAGTGGTAGCACAGACAGTATCCGCAGGACTATGGACGGTATCTATTTTCTTAGTAGTGATAATTTTGTAAGAAAACTATCCCCGGCAATTAGTTTTAGCTCTGGTGAGTATACCTTAGGTGGGAGCGGAACCCCTATTGTGAGTGTCCCTATCGAAAATGATTTAGAGGAGCTTTTAGAAGACTCTAAGAAATTGAATGCACAAGCGATTGTACATAACGATTTGTATATTTTGAGTTTTCAGACAGTAAATAACGCCTCTACTTATAATGATATTACTTATTTTGCGGACACTGCAAAGCACGTCCAATTCGAGGGCGTCGCAACCCTACAACCGTATTGGGGTAGGTTTAGTGGATTTGATTATGATTTTTTCACACAGCAATTATCTAGCGGAAAAGTAAAGCTTTATGGCGCTAAGGGTTCAAGTACGGCAGGTGAGGTACATGAGACTTTAAATGACTCTATCCATAATGATAATAGCGCCGCAATAAGGAGCAAGGCAATTTTAGGCTGGTTTCCTGTTGGCGGTGAGAGTTTGTATAAGAAGATGAAGCAAGTTTATTTTGTAGGTGAGACAGAAAACTGGGCAGTAAATATTATATTAAAGGCTTATAAATTTGGTCAAATAATTCCGAGTGAGGGTGAAGGCAACTCCTATACCTATCAAAGCACTACGGCCGCACAGGCATTAGTCGGAACGGCTGTTGTTGGGACCGCTGTATTGAGTTCGATTTCTGTTGGGTCTTCGAAATTTCGGACTAGCTTAAAAGGTCATATGCTACGTGCTGAAATGGAGAATCTAAACGCAGATGAGTTTACCCGGATCGATAAAATGATAGTTTATTATCGACCAATAAAGAATAAATAAGGAGGCCTGACATGCCAATTGACGAATTAGAACAAGAATATGCAACAGTGGAAGCACCAACATTGCCCACCTCACAGCAAGATGTTGCTACGCAAGCCTTTGAATCAGCTGTAAGCCCGTTACGAGCGGGTTATCAAGATAGATTGAAAGGCACAACTGAGTCTTTAGCACAAAAGGGTATAGCATTTGGCGGGGTCGGTGGTGAGGGTTTGCGTGATGTATTTAAAGAACAACAACGTGTAGAGGGTCAGATTGCAAGTTCGCTAGGTGCCCAACTCGGTAAAAGTGCTATGGACCAGGCTTTTGCAGCTTCAGAGGCAGCAAAACAGAGAACATTACAAAAAGAGTTACAGAGCGCCGGTTTTGAATTCCAAGAAAAAGAGGCGGGGCTAGGTAGAGAGCTTACACGTGAACAGGCGGGGCTAGGTAGAGAGCTTACACGTGAACAGGCAGGTCTTGAGAGAGAACTAAGGCGCGAGCTTCCACAAAAAGGATTTGAAGAAGCGCAAAGACAACGTGAATTCGTTGGTGAGCAGGCCGAACAAGAGAGAGGTTTGCGTAGAGAAATAGCAGAGTTAGGCACCCAGGAGACACAAAGGCAACGTGAGTTCCAGGCCGAACAAGCCGTTTTAGGACGTGATTTCACGTCAGAAGAAGCAGAAAGGCAACGTCAATTTGGCTTGAGCACTCAAGAGGCTGGCCAAGCTTTTCAGGCAGAGCAAGCGGCTCTAGGTAGAACCTTCTCACGAGAAGAGAGCGAGTTACAACGAGAGTTTGGACTTTCTACCCAAGAGGCAGGCCAAATATTCCAAGCACAAGAAAATGAATTAGGTAGAACATTCTCACGAGAAGAGAATGAATTACAACGAGAATTTGGTCTTAATACTCAAGAAGCCGCCCAGAAATTCGAAGCCGAACAAGCGTTACTAGGTCGAACATTAACCATAAACGAAAGCGCTTTACAAAGAGATATGCAAAAATGGTTACAAGAATCTGATATTAAATTTAGAGAAGAGGCCCAAGAAAGGGAGCTCTCATCAAGGGAAAGAAGTGATCGGGACTCCCGAAGAGAACGAAGATACGCAACGACTCTAGAATTAGCATTGTCGGGCAATGTATCTCCTGAGGATGCGCAGAGAGAATTGGAGTACTACCTTGGCCCAGACGCAGAATTGACCACGAACGATGAGCGTGATTTACAAAATATTGCAGCTTCAGCTGGATTGAGCGTTGATGACTATACAAAAATCCGTAACGCTATTGGTACTGAGCAGGGCAAATTCATCTTTGGCTCTCATTGGGAAGACGAGTTAGGCAACATTGTAGACCCAGGTACTGAGGGCGCCAGTGAAGTCGAAAATATTTCGATGCTTATAGACGACCCTGTTAAGTCTAGAAGAATGAGCCAGGCCTTAGTTGAGGCCAGTTTAAAGGCCCAGAAAGACCTTTCTGACGAACAGATTAAGCAGCAAAAAGCGTTGATTGCCCAGCAAGGAAGAGAAGAGCGAAAAACACAAAAAGAGGGGGATTTGGGCGGAAATATATTTCGATGGGCGACAGGTCAAAAATGAGAGGAGGGATAAAAAATGAGTAATGGATTACAATCACTTTTAGGCAGGAGTTTAACGCAGTCTTTAGGGTTGGGCGATATCCTTAGTAAGAGGGAGTCTGAAACCCAGAGGCTAGGTGAGTTACGCGAGCTTCAAGGTCAGGCCGAACTAGAGAGGGCAAGGGGCGCTGGCCAAGCTAGCCTTGTCTCTGAGATGGGTAAACAGCGTCGTCAAACGATAAGAGAAGTAGATATGCCACGAGACAAGATGAACCTTTTGCTTTCATTGGGCGGGGCAGCCGTTGGCGGAATTGGGCTTGGCATGGGTTTGTCTGGGGCAAAACTGGGGGCCCAAATTGGTTCTTCTTTGTCTGGCTCTCGTGCTCCTGGCCAAATGGTTGTAGGTGGGCTCGGCGCTGTTCAGGAACTTGGTGCCGAAGCAGCGGCACAAGAGATGGCAGGTCTTGAGAAGAGAAAGCTAATTGCTGAAACAGGGAAACTTCAAGCGGAGACTTTAAAGACTGCTAAAGAGGCAATGGGATCGCTTTCCAATAAAGAGCTAGCATCCGCAAAGTTAAGTTTGCAAATGAAAGGATTCACGGTCGCAACTAAAGAAGACCTTGACAGTATACCAACAGAAGGATTCGTAACAATCGGTGAGGGGAAAGATGCGATTACTATGTTAAAACCGGTTACTGGCATGAAAGATTTTGCTGTAAAGGCTTCAATTCTAAAAAATGCTAAAAAAGGTGCTGAAAGTCTACTATCTCAACTGGATAAAGACGAAGGTTTTTCTAAAACGCTTATGGGGGCCGCTACCCCGGGTGCTCAAGTTTTAAAACAGCATCAAGCGGCGAGATCGGATTTAGATTTAATCACAGAGGGGTTAGGGCGCGCTTTGTCAGGGGCGGCGGTTCCGGCAAGCGAGATAAGAGCTTTTAAGGCTCTATTTGCAATTTTAACGACCGACACACCAGCTCAACAGAGAAAAAAGTTAAATAGGTCTGTTCAGATTATAAAAGATACATTAAATCTAGCGAAATACGGGGGCACTATGGATGAGGAAAAGAGGGCAGCCTTTTTAAAAAGGCATTTCTCGGAAGAGGAAGAAAAGAGCTATGAGGGTCATTTAAAAAGTGCCCAGGCTGAAGGTGATCAGACTAGCCAACTCTCACCATTCATCACAGGATCGTTCCCAGCGAAACGTGTTGACCCCGGTATAAACCGGTTGACCCCCGGTCGATATAAATTGGATCAGAATTCTGGCACGCTTATATCTATGGAGGGGGCATAATGGCTAATGAGATTATAGTAGAGACAAATTGGGGCGATATTTCTTTCGCGGAAGGCACCGATCAATCGGAAATTGTACAGGGAGTGAAAGCATATATAGCACAAAACGAAACCCCGCAAGAAAACGGTGCCGGTGTAGCAAGTACGGGCTTGGATGTAACCCCAGAGCAAGGTAAGGAGCCTTCATATAGGGGTAAGGACATTGCTGATATAGCATTTCCTGTGCTAGGCGGTGTTATTGGTGGGGTCGTTAGCGCAGGGTCGGGCACAGTGGTCGGGGCAGCGGCTGGGAAGGGCCTTCAAGGGGCATTCGAAAAATTATTATTTGAACGTGAAAAAAAGCTATTCCCTAAAACGATTGAGAATTTCATTCAAGATGACACCATATTAGGCAATATGGTTAAAGAAGGGATCTTCACTGCAGTCGGCGGGCCAATAATGAAGGTAGGCGGAAAAGTGTTGAAACCTTTATCAAAAGCTGGTAAGTCAGCGTTGAAACCTTTCGAAAAAGCGCTTAGTCCTAGTAAGTTCGCTCAAACAAAGGGCGGCCCTAATACTTGGCAAAAAACGGTGAATTGGCTTCAAGGTGTTGTGGATGAGGTTCCGGAAGAGTCAAGAGACGCGGTAATTAGCAATATAGCTAGATCTGGTGAAGAAAAAGGGGTGCTGTATTATGCTACAGAAAGAGTATTGGAAAGAGGCCCTAAAAATATATTAACGCCAAAAAATTTAAAAAAGCCTGGAATGAATCCTGATGTCGTCATAAGAGCTAGTAACGCTGTTGATGATGCGTTGATAGGTGTACGTGAAGAGTTTAGCGAAAAAATCGCGCCTCTTTTAGATGATACAACTAAAAAAATTGACCTAACTGATGTGATAAAAAAATACAGTGATGACTTATCAAAGCTAGCGACCATAAAAAGAATTGGTAAAAAAGGAAAGGTAAAGTTAATTGGAGAGGCGGGGCTTGATGATGCCGCGACAGCTCAGTTAGAAAAATTCTCATCCTCTATAGATAGATTTTCAAAAAACCCTACCTTAGAACACGCTCATAAACTTAAGCAGAAGATTAATCAGGTTTTAAAGGTAAAGGGTATAAAAGAAAATGATAACGCAAAGAACATACTGCATAATGTCCACAAAGGCATAAGAGGCAAACTAGATGATGCTGTTCCTGGGTACAAGAATATAACAGATGAATATAGGGCTATTTTTGATTTAGAAGATAGTCTATCGCGGCTTACTAATGAGGATAAGGTAGAGCTAATTGCTACTAAATATTTTAGTAATGCTAGCTCAGTGCTTAGAAGCAAAATAGATGAACTTGCATCAAAGAGTAAAGAAGCATCAAAAGTTATTAATGCCCTTTTAGATCAAAGAGCAGCAAAACATTTTCGTTCTACAACACAGCGTGGAGGCAAAAATATAGGGATTCCATTTACAAAAGGTTTTGCAGGGGTTCAAGTAGGCGCTAAGTCTCCAAGTGGATTTGGAAAGTCTTTAATAGGGGCAGAGTCTAGAGGGTTCCGTACAGCGGCCCAACGGGGATTAAGAGGGGGCGCAAATGTCATTATGGGTCAGGAAGCAGGAAGAGTAACTGGTTCGAGTGCGCCCGAACTAAGAAGACTATTAAGATCTAAAGAAGAAGGAGGACGATAAGATGGGATATATAGAACAAGCTTACACCTGGAGCACGGCTAACGTTTTGACGGCCGCAAGGCTCAACTCCAATGTATCAGCAATAATTGACGGGCTCGACGCTGGTTCAAAGGACATAAATATAGCCAAGCTTAAAATAGCGGGCAGCGACGTAATTGATTCCTCACAAAACATCACTAATAGCGGGGATATCACAAACTCTAGTTCAACATCAGCAAAACCAGCATTGACTATAAAAAATACTAATGCAGACGCTAATTCAAGTGAATTGCAATTTTATAAATTAAGCGCTAGCCCTGCGGACAATGATAATGTAGGGGTTATTAATTTTTACGGAAACGATGATGGAGAAAATAAGACTTTATTCGGCAAAATATTAGTCGAATCCACCGATGTTACGAATGGGACAGAAGATGGCAAAATAACCCTTTATTCTATGAAGGCTGGGGCTAGCACGGCCAGTCTGACAATTTCGAGCGGGGCCGTTACATGTAATGTAAGCTTAGATATCGCGGGTAGCGGTGCTACGGTCACGGGTATATTAGATGAGGATGATATGAGTTCAAACTCAGCGGTAAAGCTTGCCACACAACAAAGTATAAAAGCTTATGTTGATGCTGCTATTCTAACGACGGATACATGGCAAGAAGTGATGACTAATGGTAATACGTTCTATGTCGCGAGCAACGACGGAAATCCTCAAATGCGGATTGGGGCCACCGATGCTGAAGAGCTTCATATCCAGTGCGTTTATGATTCGGGAGCCCAAACATTATCATATGTTATTTTTCAGACAGATGTCGCTAGTGGGACCGCAGATAAGGGTGAATTTAGATTCAATGTTGATGGAACCGAGATTTTTCATGTTAACGATTCTGGTGTAAACGTAGTTAGTGGAAAGGCATTTTATATTAACGATACTAGTGTCCTTAATGCCACAACATTAGGCGGCGCTGTTGTTAATTCGAGTTTAACTTCCGTCGGAACACTAACTACTTTAACCGTAGATGACATCACTATAAATGGAAATGCTATTTCTAGTGCTGGGGCAAGTGCTTTAACTATAACTGCGGCTTCTGGACAAGTTGTCTCAATTGAATCTGTAACCCTAGACGGCGGTGTTGTAGCAGGGGTTACATCTTTAACCGTCGATAATTTAGTTGTAAATGGCAACGATATGAGTTCCTCAACAGGAAACATAACATTAACCCCCAATGCCGGTTCAGCAGTTGTTATAGACGGTGGTGCTAGTTTCGATGGCACTATTTTAACAGGTTTAACAGCTCTTACTTCTACAGCTATTACAGGCACATTACAAACAGCAGCACAGGCTAATATTACGAGTTTAGGAACCTTAACATCTTTAAGTATTACAGGTGATTTGACGGTTGATACGGATACTTTGTATGTAGATTCAACTAACAATCGCATAGGGATAAACGATGCCTCTCCTGAGACAGCTCTTACATTAGGTGGAGGTGTATTTACAGCTAAATATGCAAATGCAGACGCTAATGGATTGAAAATATTTCAAGATGCTTCGAATGTGTCAAAGATTTTTAATTTTTATTCTGGGGCACTTACATTTGGGACTAATAACACTGAGAGAATGAGGGTTGATAGTAACGGAGACGTTGGAATTGGGTTTTCTACAATATACAATTCTGACAGGCTTTATGTAGATGGAAGGATAACGGCTGGTGATGCAGGAGCTACTGATGGAACAACTGTATTACAAAGTAGATATGGAGAAGCTAATAATGATTATGTAGCTGTGTTAGGCACTTATTATTCAACAGGTGCCCCCACTATTTGTTATGCGGTTCGTCCAAAATCAGGTGGTGTAGGCTTTGTTTCTAGTGCGGATAATGACACTTGGTACAGAGCTGCTCTTCAAGTGTCTCATGAACTTATATTTAGTAATGCAGCTTCTCAAAGCACAGCCGTTGGTTCGGATGTTACTTTGACAGAATGTTTTAAGATTCATTCGGACGGCGGTATGACAGTCGGGGCTCCAACAGGAGGATCAAGGGGTGCTGGAACTATTAATGCTGTAGCTGTTTATGATGATACCTCTTTGCTAACAGACTATGTTTTTGAAGCCTATTTTGGACAAAAAATAAAAGACGAAAAATTCAAAAATTACAAAATGAAATCATTTTCTGAAGAGATTTCTTTTGTAAAAGAAAACTTGCATCTTTCAACTATCATAGGTCGTGGAGAATGGGAGAAAGCCGGATCTTCTTCAATAGGGAAATTAGTTAGTCAACTATGGAACACAACAGAAACCCATTTCTTATACTTGTCAGAAAAATCACAAAAAATTGATGAGTTAGAAAATAGAATAAATAAACTGGAAGGCTGTAAAGGCTGCAATTCTATCAAATGCTAAAAAAGGTGTTGTTTAAGTCATGCCTAAAACAATTAATTTTTTTAAATGATATAATGAAGATTTCGATTAATGCTAGCTGTAGTTTTATTAATTTGCCCTTATTTATTATTTACATAAAATCCAGGGGGTAAATTAAGGAGGCTAGAAGTGAATAGTGATATCGATATCGAGGAGGCTATAAACAGGCTGATTAAGGAACGGTTCCCAGATACAGCCGCAGTCCCAAGTTTTTCTGACCAGCTTGACCAAGCGTTAAAAAGTAAGGAAGAGGTATTAAACCTACAACGAGACAACGACTTTCTAACCATGAGAGAAGAAAGAAAGAAAGAGCATACGAAGATCAAGGAGGACTTTAGCCTAAAATTAAAAGATTTATCTGAAAGTTTTGATGATAAATTAAAGGAATCTATCAAGGACCTTGTCCAGGAGCAAAAGGATAAAACGAACTGGGGCATTGAAATTCTTAAGCTAACAATTACCCTTCTTGGTTGTCTCGGTGCAATGAAGTACTTAAGTGTGTATCAAGGGATACGATGATGATAGATAAACAACTGAGTGATAATTTTTGGTTAAGTGAATTCAATTTTGTAGCCCCAGAACCGGACTTATTAAAAGTATTGCAATATGTTAGGGACTATATAGGTCCTGTTAATATAACCTCAAGTACTCGAACAATAGAGCAGCATATAAAAATATATAAAGACCTCTATAAGGACGAGTGGATTGAAAAGATACCTTGGAAAAGCCGGCATTTACCTGCCTTTGAAAGGGGGTTGCGTGCTGTTGATATCACTGTTAAGGATAAAATTGGTCTTGAAATCGCACAAGTCTGTGAGGTAGCGGCCAAGAAATACGATGTTATATTAGGGCTGGGGACAGGATTTAGATTTGTTCACTTAGATGTCGACCGATCAAGGCAAGCTAGATGGACTTACAAATACTAGGAGGAAGATAATGGATAATTTTTTACCGATAGACGCTATTTTAGGATTTGCTTTAGACCCCGTTTCACTGGTTGTTACGCTTGGCGGGTCGGTGGTTAGTATGGCTCTCTTAATTCCTATTTTAAATGTCATCTTTATGCTTTTTGATAACCTGGTCTTCTTTGTTGATGATAGAATTGTAGATAAATTACCCCCTTTTCTAAAGGACCCTTTACAGAAAAGTCTTATAAATAGACTCGAAAAAAGAGTTCTTCGATACAAAGAGATAATAAAAAAAATCTCAGATTAATAGCTTGACCTGCCTAAACCATTAATATATTATATTCGCCTTGGGAAGTTGCTCAAAAATATAACAAAAGTTTCTTCCCAGTGCACAAACCCCTATCATAATGCTTGACTTATATCAACCATTAATGTATTATAATGTTACTAGGGGAGTTATAAAAAAAGGCGAGGAGTTTAACTAGTGGGCAACGATGGCGGCAGAAAAGGGATTATAAATAAAATACCGAATACAAAACTTGAGGATATATTAAACCTAATGGGTGTCGAAAAATCAGCAAAAAAAATAGGGGTTAGTACACAGGGTTTATATAAGAACCTTGAAAAACGGAATTACAGGACAAAGATAATCTATATTCTGCCAGACGAATAATTTTATCAGAAAAGGAATACTGATTAATAACATAAAGCATATATATATATCTCATATGCATAACGATAAGTTTATTGTCAAGTGTGATTATACAGACCGTGATTATGTTAAGGATATTTGTTTTTGGAGTAACAAACATAGGGCTTGGACACTGAATGCCACGCTAATGAATTATGAGATCGTAAAGTCTCAGCGGTTCGTTAACTGGGAGTTCCCGGAGGAAATAGATAGTCTATTTCAGTCTAAGCTTAAGTTAAATTTAGATTTCCAAAAGCATGGGTTTAAGAGCAAGACATCGCCATGGAAGCATCAGGTTATGTTAACAAATCTTGTTCTTGAAAGAGAAAGGTGTTTCTTCCTTTGCGGCGTAGGGACAGGTAAGTCTAAGGCTGTAATTGACGCCATAAGTGAGCTACATTATCGTGGTGATGTTAAAAGGGCACTTATTGTATCGCCAGCCTCCATTATGAAGAACTTCCAAAGCCAAATAGAGGAGCACAGTTATTTAGAGTCTACGGTAATAGAGGGCAGTTTATACAAGAGGATACAGTTATTGAACGTGAATACACCTGTTCATATTATTAACTATGAAATGCTATCTAAGCTCGGTGGTCGAATGCCGAAATACGACATGGTCGTATTTGATGAGTGTCACCGATTGAAGAATAGGCAAGCTCTGCAGAGTAAAGCGGCTTTAAAGTTGAGTAAAGGTGTTCGTTATAAGGTGGGCTTAACCGGTACTCTGTTTAGTAACAGCTTTGAAGACGTGTTTATGCCGTATAAGGTAATATCACCGCACGTCTTTGGGTCAGCATTTAACGGGTTTAAGGACTCTTTCTTGGTATTGGGCGGCTTTAATAATCATCAAGTCGTTGGGTATATAAACGAGCACTCATTTAGGAAGCTTCTTAGTACAAATTCCCTTAAATTTGAACTGGACGATGTTGTTGACCTTCCGCCCGAAATTGAAGTGATAAAAAAGTTTAATTTAAATGATAAGAATAGCAGGACTTATACAATCCTTGAAAAAGAGTTCGTTATTTTGGCTAAAGAGACTGAGAGGATGACAGCAAATGTTCTGGAACGGCTTATTCGACTGTCTCAAATCACTTCGGGCTTTACACTTAATAACGAAAACGAGATTATCGATATCGGTAACGAAAAACTTAATGTTTTAGAAGAGTTGTTGCTTGAAACATCAAGAAAAATAATAGTCTGGTGTCGGTTCACGCACTCTATTAAGCGTGTCGAGAAGCTATGTGACAAGCTAAAGATCTCTTGTATGACATATTTTTCCGAGACAAAAGACAAATCGTGTTATAAGAAATTCAATAGTGACGATACACGCGTATTCATTGCTCAGATTCAAACAGGAATCGGGTATTCTTTACCAAACGCAAACACCGCTATATTTTACGAGACAGACTACAGTCGTGTAAATCACGTCCAAGCTAAGGGCCGTAATAGACGACTGGTAGGTTCAGAGAATAAAAGCGTTGTCTATATATACTTGCAGGCCGAGTCTACATTGGATGAATCTATCTTTAAGATTTTAAAGCAAAAAGACTTTAATGCTCGTGATGCCCTCAGGCTTATTCAAGGCGGTAAATAAAGGTTGACTATTTTCAACTAAAAGCTTATTATATAATTACATCAGAAAAAGCAAGTACCGGAAGGGAACGCGAGAGTATGGAGGTGATAGGAAATCTTAAACAATGCTAATATATTTCGTAAAAGGCAAATTAGAATGAGAAGCTTCTTGCCGGATACAGATGTTATTATAGCGGCGTTATTTATTATCATGTTTGCTTTTAGCTTCTTCTCAGGTGACGAAAAGAAAGATATTAAAAAAACTCCTGAGATACAAAAGAAAAGGGAGGACGTCGAAGTGCAGATAGCTGGGATTAGTGTTCATGTCAATCGCTGGGATGAGTTTCCCATTTTAAAAAAAACGAAATTAATTAATGTTAAGGGCCGGTACCACATGATAACCTGGATTGGAGAAATAGAGATAACGAGCCCGCCTATTGATGCAAGAAATTCAAAGGAGGCCATGTTTATGGTCGCCCGTATACGAACAACAGATCCTGATTTTTTAGGAGGTTTTAAAAATGAGAGAATCAAAGAGCCTTCACCGTCAATTGAGGATTAATGATGAGGGCTCTTATTTAGAAGATACCATATGTATCTCAATCGTTTTTATTATTATCGTAATTGTAATAATTTCTAGGCAATCATGTGATGATTAGAAGGAGGTTTAAATGACTTTAAATGAATTACTGACAAAAAAAATAGAACTTGATAACGAAATAACCCTAATGCTTCATCGGGTAAGAGAATTAAAAGACGAGGTAGCGCAAATTGAAGCGGATGTCCATAGAAAGATGAAACAAGAAGGGTTAGAGAAGAGCGGGATAAAGAATTTGAGTGTACATTTCAAACAAGAAATAGCGCCTCGTGTTATTGATTGGGCAGAATTTTTCACTTTTGTTAAGAATAATGAGAGATATGATTTTCTTCACAAGCGGATTAATAGCCGAGCCTTTAAAATTCACATCGATGAAGGGGGCGCACTGCCAGGTGTTGAGGTCGATAGCTATGAAAAGCTGAGTTTCAGAAAGGTTTAAAAAATGGAAAATAAAGAAAAGGAGTTAAAAATGAAAAACGAAAAAGATTTAACGACAGTAAGTCAGGGTCTTGATACGGATAAAAAGAACTGGGGGAAGTTCGCTGGGTGCGGGTTAGAGGATGTTCAAGAGGCAAAGTTAAAGCTTGGGTACTTGAAGCTAATACAGAAGATGTCGCCAGAGGTTGAGATGGGCGCTAAGGCTGGTGAGTTCTGGGAAACTTCGAATGAACTTCCTTGCGGTGACTCAGTAGACATAATTATTGTTAAAAAGACCATGGACTGGGCCAAATTCCCTGCCTATGGCGACACATCAGAAAAGACTCTTTTCTCTAATGACGGTATAACTTGGTCTAATGGAGAGTTGTTAAACGAGGACGATAAATGGCGCTCTTATCGGTTTAGATTCTATGTGGTTTTAAAAGAAGATAACGAGCTAGTACCTTATATTCTAATTTTTAAGAGCACAAGCAAGAAAACCGGCGAATATATCAGTTCTATGCTTAAGCGATACGGAAAAATGAATAATGAACCAATATTTGCTCGTAGTTTTAAGTTATCCTCTGATAAGGAGAAAGGCGACAAGGGTTCTTACTTTGTGTTAAAGGCTAATATAAATGAGGGCTTTAATGATGACGAAACGTTAAAACGTGCGTATGAGGCCCTATTACTAGCCGAGGCACATTGTGCCTCCTATACTTTAAAGGACGAAGATACTATTATAAAAGAGGGCGTTAGGGTGCCACAAGACCGGCCTGTTGTACAAGATAATAGCCTTGGGTTAGAATAATATAGTTGTTGCCCTAACTGGGTAGATTTGCTTGTGTTTCGCCCCTTTTCATAAGCCTTCATAATTA